CAAACTCAAGAGTTACGAGAACAACTATCGGCTATCCAACAACGCGAAGCTGATCTCTTAAAACGAGAAGCAGAGTCCGAACTCAAGAGAAAGCATCCCGATTTTGAAGATATACGGGGTGATGAAGATTTTCATGCATGGGCGCAGGAACAACCAGAAGCAATACAACAATGGGTTTATGCTAATAATAATGATGCTACTTTAGCTAGTCGTGCTATTGATCTTTATAAAATGGAAAAAGGTTCTATTCAGCCAAAACAACGACAGTCTAGAAAGAAAGAGGCTGGCAATGCTGCTGATATGGTTTCAACCAAAACAACGGCTGTAGATGCTAAGGCTCCTAAAATCTGGACACAACGGGAAATCCAGAAAATGTCCATCAATGATTTTGATAAGTATTCAGAAGATATTAATCAAGCATTAGAGGAGGGCAGAATCCGGTAATTTTGTTTATTATTAGGAGATATAATAATGGCTTATAATGCATCAGATCAGTATTTTGAGCAAAGTACTGATACAAATGGCAACTTTGGTAACTCTGTTGCTAATCAAAACAATTCGTTTTTCTTACCCGCAATTTATTCTAAGCAAGTTTTAAACTTCTTTAGAAAATCTTCAGTAGCAGAAGCAATTACTAATACTGATTATGCAGGTGAGATTGCGTCTTACGGTGATTCTGTAAAGATCATCAAAGAACCAGAAATCACTGTCTACACTTACGAAAGGGGTGCAGACGTAACGCAAACTAAGTTGACTGACGCAGAGGTAACTCTAGTCGTTGACACAGCCAATGCTTTTAAATTTATTGTAGACGATATTGAATCTAATATGTCTCATGTTAATTTCAGAGAGGCTGCATCATCTTCCGCTGCTTATGCACTGAAAGATGCTTTTGATGAAGGTGTTATTGCAACTATGTTTTCGGGTGTTTCAGCTTCTAGCCCAAATCATATTCTTGGTTCTGACAACGCAACTGACCTTGCGGCAGGAACTTTTGATGGTACAGGTAATTTGGATATTGGCTTTGGAAGTTCAGAGCATGATCCTATTGATGTACTATCTCATATGTCCCGTCTACTGGATGAGCAGAATGTACCAGAAGAAGGACGTTGGTTCCTAGCTAATCCTGAGTTTTATGAAGTACTTGTTCAAAGTTCTTCTAAACTCCTTTCAGTGGATTATAATGCAGGTCAGGGGTCAATTCGTAATGGACTAGTTTCATCTGGTAAGTTGCGTGGCTTTGATATGTACAAGACTAACAACATTGCTGCGACATCTAATGCCGCTGGTAAGTGTCTTGCAGGTCATATGTCAGCTACAGCGACAGCTCAGACTATTACTAGTACTGAAGTAATTCGTGATCCTGATAGCTTTGGTGATATTGTACGAGGACTCCATGTTTATGGTTCCAAAGTACTACGTGCCGGAGCATTGTGTTCTGCGTTCTACGGTATTGACTAGTAGGTTTAAGTTAGGGGGCTGTAAAAAGCCTCCTTTCTTTTTTTTGTTTAAGGAGTAAAAAATGCCACAATTAGGCAACGAAAAAACACCTATAATTATGACTAAAAAGAAAACGGGTAGAACTCTCGGACTTATGGGGCGTTGGTATACAAAAGAAAACAGAGAAAAGTATGCCGAAGGTTACAAAAGAATTTATGGCGATAAGAAGAAAACAACAAACTCTAGAGACTCTGAATAATTATGGCTACAACATTCTTACAATTAACAAACGAATTGCTACGTGAGTTGAATGAAGTTGTATTAACTTCTTCAACTTTTTCTAGTGCTGTAGGAATACAGCAACACGCAAAAGATTGTATTAATAGATCATACTTAGATATATCAAATGAAGAACCGCAATGGCCTTTTCTAGCTGCCGCTGAAAGTGGAGCTACTGATCCTATGTATGGTAATGTTTCTGTAGATACTGTAGCAGCAACAAGATGGTATGAGTTAAAAGCTTCTAGTTCATCTGTTGCAGACGATTATGGTTCTATAGATTGGAATAATTTTTATTTAACAACAGTAGGAGTAAGCGGTGAATCGGCTCCTTATGTTTCTAAAAATTTAAGATTCTTAACTACAGAACAGTGGAAGGACTTTAGACGTACAGAAGAGAACTCAGATGACGCTGATCAAGCTACGGGCGGTGAGCCTCGCTTTGTTATCAGAAGTCCTGATGCAAGAAAATTTGGTTTAAGCCCTATACCAGATCAAGTATATAAAGTTTGGTTTTTTGCTTACAACCTACCCACACAACTATCTGCACATGACGATGCAATAGTTTTTCCTGATTTATACAAAACAGTAATATTATCTAAAGCAAGATATTACACACATCAATTTAAAGACAACCCTCAAATGGCTGCTTTTGCTCTGGAAGATTTTAAAAAGGGATTAAAAAGCATGAGGGAAAATTTACTAGGGACTGTTCCAACTTATATGTCTGATGACAGAATTAGGTTTGATTAACTATGCAAGCATTTGGTTTATCTTGTCAAGGGGGTTTAAACACTAATCTCAACCAGTTTCAAATGTTACAACAACCCGGATTTGCTACAGAGTTAGAAAACTTTGAAGTTGATCCTGATGGTGGTTACAGAAGAATAAATGGTTACACAGTTTACGGTGGAGGTAGTGCAGCAAGACCTAACGGCTCTAATGCTATATTAGGGCTTTTTGTTTATGGCGATGGCGTAATTGCTTGTTCAGGGACTAATATTTATTTTAGTTTAGACGGAACAAGTTGGTTACAAATAAATCGTTCAAGCGTAAGTGGTTCAGGAGATAATTACTCTACATTTACAGGAAGAAGCACAGCGGCTAGAACAAGCCAAGCACAAGCTTCTTTTGCTTTGTTTGAAGGGTCTAGTACTTATGGTGAAGTAGTAATTACCGATAAAGGTTCTGGTGTAAAACCTGCTTTATTTAAAATGACAGGTACAGGAGCTTTAACAGATAGAACTTTCTTTTATGAAGAAATTACAGTTAGTGGTACGCACTATCCAAAATTTTGTACTATCCACGATAAACACTTAGTAGTTGCCGGAGCAGCTACCGCACTTAATACAATATTTTATAGCGGCACAAGTGACATAAATGATTTTACTTCAAGCGGCTCTGGAAGTATTGTACTAGATGATCAGGTAGTAGGAATAAAAAGTTTTCGTGGTGATTTAATTATATTTTGTAAAAATAGTATTTATAAATTATCAGACATAAATATTTCTGCTTCTATAGCCATAACACCTATTACACAAAACGTAGGTTGTTTGGATGGACATAGTATTCAAGAAATAGGAGGCGATCTTTTATTTTTAAGTCCTGATGGATTTCGTTTAGTTGCAGGTACAGCACGTATTGGTGACGTAGAGTTAAGTTCTGTATCTAGAAACATACAATCTATAGTATCAAAAATAGCAGCTTCTATAGATACATTTACTATTAGTAGTGCAGTATTAAGAAGTAAATCTCAATACAGATTATTTTATAGTGCAAGTTCAGGTTCTACATCTACATCAAAAGGTTTGATAGGTACAATAACTCCTAATGGGTTTGAATGGTCTGAAACAATAGGCATTCAAGCACATGGCTTTACATCAGGTTTTAATAACGATAGTGTAGAAAAAATATATCATGGTGATAAAGATGGATATATTTATAACCATAACACAGGAAATGATTTTAATCCGGCAGGAACACAAACAAATATAGATGCCAGATATAAAACACCTAACTTAGATTTTGGAGATGCAGGTACACTTAAAACATTACATTATACAAAAATATCTTTTACACCTGAAGGTACAATAGAACCTACATTAAAGATAACATATGATTTTGATGATACGAATAGACCACAGCCTCCAAATTATGAACTAGATTCAATACCAACTCCCGCAGTATTTGGTTCAGGAACTTTTAATACATCAGTATTTGGAGCCTCTCAAGACCCTATGGCAAGACAAGCAGTACAGGGAAGTGGACACAATATAGCCTTTAAAATATTTAGTCAAGATACTAAAGCACCTTATTCAATAAATGGTTTTTATGTAGATTACAGACCATCCGGTAGGAGATAGCAATGGGTACAAGTTATGTAAGACAAAGCTCAATGGCAGATGGAGATACGATAACTGCTGCTTTATTTAATGATGAATTTAATAGACTTCTAACTGCTTTTTCATATGCTTCTAGTAGTACTACAGGTCATCAACATGATGGTACAGCCGCAGAAGGCGGTAATATACATACAATAGGTGATCAAGATTTTTTAAATAAAATTGTAGCTGACAGTACAAACAACCGTTGGGGTTTCTTTGTAGAAGTTTCTAGCTCTGCTGTAGAACAAATTCGTATTCAAGACGGAGCTATCGTACCTGTTACAGATAATGATATTGATTTAGGCACAAGCTCTTTAGAATTTAAAGATGCTTACTTTGATGGCACAGTAACAACAGATGCTTTGGTTGCAGATACAGCAGATATTAATGGTGGTACAGTAGATGGAGCAACGCTAGGAACAAATAGTGCAATTACTCAAGCAGTTATAGATAATGTAAATATAAATGGTACAACAATAGGACATACAGATGATACTGATTTAATTACACTTGCTGATGGTGTTGTAACAATAGCGGGTGAACTAGACGCAACTACTTTAGATATTTCAGGTAATGCAGATATTGATGGAACTTTAGAAGCAGATGCTTATACTGTAGATGGGACAGCTTTAAATGAATTTATAGCAGATACAGTAGGAGCTATGGTTGGCTCTAATACAGAGACAAATATTACAGTTACCTATGAAGACGGAGATAATACTCTAGATTTTGTAATAGGTACTCTCAACCAAGATACTACAGGTACAGCAGATAATTTTACAGTATCAGCTAATAACTCCACAGACGAGACAGTTTATCCAATCTTTGTAGATGGTGCTACTGGAAGTCAAGGAGCAGAAAGCGACACAGGCTTAACATATAATCCTTCTAGTGGTCTTCTGACAATTTCAGGAGAACTAGATGCAGGATCACTTGATATTTCAGGTAATGCCGATATAGATGGTACACTTGAAGCAGATGCAATTACAGTTGATGGTACAGCTTTAAATGAATTTATTGCTGATACTGTAGGTGCTATGGTTGGTTCAAATACAGAATCGGGTATAACTGTAGCATATCAAGATGGTGATAATACATTAGACTTTACAGTTGGAACACTGAACCAAGACACAACTGGAACCGCTGCTATAGCAACGACAGTAACTATAACAGACAATGAAAGTACAAATGAAAATAATGCCCTTATCTTTACAGCAGGTGGTGATTTAGATGGTGGTAATTTAGGTTTAGAATCTGATGGTGACTTAATTTATAATCCTTCTACTGGATTACTATCAAGTACAGGCGTTACCGCTTCTGGTACAGTAACTTTTGGTACACTTTCTGATGGAACAATAGGAGTTACTGCGTGGGTTGATGAAGATAATATGTCTTCAGATAGTGCAACTCTCATACCTACACAACAATCTGTAAAAGCTTATGTAGACAGTCAAACATCTGGTTCAGGTTCAATGAGTAACTTTATTCTTGAAGATGATGATGGTACTGAAGTGACTGTCTCTAATGCTAAAGAAGTAAAGTTTATTGGATCAGGTCTTACAACAAACTGGACTGATACAGATAACGGCACAGATGGCGATCCCTATGATTTAACATTTACAGTAGACGCAGCACAGACAGGAATTACTTCTTTACTTGCAACAGATATAAAAATTGGTGAAGATGATCAAACTAAAATAGATTTTGAAGATGCTGATAAAATTAACTTCTATGCAGGAAATGAGAAGCAATTAATTTTAGAAGATGGTGCGCTTTATCCGGGTTCTGATAATATTATTGATCTTGGTAAATCTGATAATGAATTTAAAGACGCTTTCTTTGATGGTACAGTTACAGCAGATGCTTTTGCAGGGCCATTAACAGGCAATGTGACAGGAAATGCGTCTGGTACAGCATTAACAGTAACACAGGCTGCTCAAAGTGCTATTACAAGTTTAGGAACTTTAACAACTTTAACAGTTGATAATGTTATTGTTAATGGTACAACTATAGGACATACTGATGATACAGATTTAATGACATTAGCTGATGGAGTTTTAACAGTAGCCGGAGAAGTTTCTTTGACTACTTTAGATATTGGAGGTACTAATGTAACTAGTACTGCTGCTGAGTTAAATATCTTAGACGGTGTTACAAGTACTGCAACAGAATTAAATCTAATGGACGGAGGAACTTCAGCCGGAACTACAGCAGTAGCTTCAGGTGATGGTATTGTTACTAATGACGGTGGCACAATGCGCCAAACAACAGTAGCTACTTTTGACACTTATTTTTCTGCCTCCACAAAAACTTTAACTAATAAGACGCTAGGTGCTGTTACCTTATCAGGGGCAGTTACTGGAGGCGATCAAACAATTTCTGCTGTTAATCTTAAAGATTATGGCGAAGTTACTAATGCTATAGGCGCAACAGGCGGTGGTACGCAGGACATTGATTTAACTGCGGGTAATTCCGTTACTGCCACAGTAGACACCTCTGCAAACACGTTTACTTTTTCAAACCCTACAGCTTCCGATGAATTGTGTGGCTTTACTTTGACTTTAACCAATGGTGGAAGCCAAACTGTAAACTGGCCCGGAGGTGTTGATTGGGCAGGAGGAACTGCTCCTACACTTACCGAAAGCGGTGTTGATGTGCTAATTTTTTATACTACAGACGGTGGAACTCGGTGGTACGGGTTCTTGGCAGGAGCGAATTTAAGCTAATGACTAATATCAATAAGTTACTTCAAGCCGCTGCGGGAGTTTCTACGGTAACCAATTACCAACTTCAGTCTTGGGGCTACAACCCAGATGGTGCATTAGGGCTAGGAAACACCACTGCTTATTCTTCTCCCAAAAATGTTGGAAGCGCAGAACCATGGACTAAAATAAGGGCAAGCCGTCAGGCAGGCGCTGCGAAGAGTAGTGTCGCTGCGCTTAAAGATGGAGAGTTATATGTTTGGGGTGACAACGCTAGTGGTCAATTAGGGCTAGGAAATACGACCTCTTATTCATCACCAAAACAAGTGGGTTCTCTCACAGATTGGGCAGATGTAGACATATCTGGCTACCACTGTTTGGCGGTAAAAACAGATGGAACTTTGTGGGCTTGGGGTTCTGGAACTAACGGGTCTTTAGGGTTAAATAACACCTCTAATTATTCCTCTCCAAAACAGGTAGGTTCTTTAACTAATTGGTCAAAAGTTGCTGCGGGACAAAAAAATGATAATAGCAGTGCGGCAATAAAAACCGATGGAACTTTATGGACTTGGGGTAAGAACAGCGCAGGCGAATTAGGACATGAGAACACTACTTCTTATTCATCACCAAAACAAGTGGGTTCTTTAACTAATTGGGCGCAGGTTACTATGTCAGCAGTCCAAACTGGTGCTGTAAAAACAGATGGAACTTTGTGGACTTGGGGTAGTGGTGGTTTTGGGGCTACAGGACATGGCAGCGGCACTTCTTATTCATCTCCAAAACAGGTAGGTTCTTTAACTAATTGGTCACAGATTTCCGCATCAGGTTATTGGACAGCGGCTGTTAAGACAGATTATACGCTTTGGACTTGGGGGCGCGGAGGGCGAGGAAGACTTGGGCTAGGCAATACCACCTCCTATTATTCACCTAAACAAGTAGGCTCTTTAACCAACTGGAAGGAAATTAGCACTGGAAGCACTCATTGTGTTGCTGTTAAAACAGATGGAACTTTGTGGGCTTGGGGTGACGGGTCGGACGGTAAATTAGGATTAGGAAATTCTACACATTTTTCTTCGCCAAAACAAATTGGGTCTTTAACTAGTTGGAAGCAAGGAGTTGCTTCGGACGAATCAAGTTTAGCTTTCTATGAACCTTAATTTTTTATCAGGTTTACCGAGAAGCGGCTCAACTGTTTTAGCCGCGATTCTTAATCAGAATACAGACGTTCATGTCTCCACAACATCTGGTCTGGTTCATGCGCTAGACAGTCTTGCTAACATTTGGAGTGAAAGCAATCTTTTAGGAGAGAACGACCCCGAAAGAAAAAAATTAGTAAAAACTATGAAAGGAACGATTGATGCTTTTTATGATGTTCCTGAAAGCATCGTAATTGATAAAGCAAGAACGTGGCCTTTAAAATTTATATTAGGTGCAATGCACCAAGTCCTAGACAAAAAGCCCAAAATAATTGCGACAGTAAGGAACATTCCAGAGTGTGCGGCTTCATTCGTAAGGTTAGCAAAGCCAGAAGATTTGGATGAGTTTATGTACTCAGGACAGTTAATAGCGCATTTAAAGGGGTCATATGCAGTTCTTAGGGACGGCTATGAGGCATTTTCCGATTGTTTTTGTTTTGTTGAATACGAAACGCTTTTATTACAACCTGCAAAAGAATTAGAGCGCATTCATAAGTTTCTTGAACTGGAACCTTTTGAATACGACTTTAAAAATATTGATGGTGAAAGTGTCAAGGAAGATGATGAACAATTACACGGTGTAGCAGGGCTGCATAACATAAAGCCTACGTTGGAAAAACAGCATAGCGAAGATGCTAAAGATGTTTTGGGTCATTACTACAACGAGTTTTGCCAACCTGAGTTTTGGTCTGATAAAGAAATAGAGCCAGAAGTAAAGGATTTAGATTTGCAGTTATCCGCTGCGACTGAAGGTAACTTTGAAGAGGCTTGGCGATTAGCAGAAAAAATTAAAAATGAGGAACCCAATAATTTACGAGCAGCTTACAACAGGGGTTGGCATTATCTAAGGCAAGGAAGAATACAGGAAGGTTATAAGTTGATGGACAAAGGTAGGATTGCGGGTATATTTGGTAACTCTGCTCCTAATGTACCCACTCCTAAGTGGGACGGCAAATCACAAGGTACTGTATTGCTTTATCTTGAAGGTGGTTTAGGCGATCAGATACATCAGGTTCGTTATGCTAAGAACATAGCCGCTAAAGGCTGTAAGGTTGTTGTTGGATGCAGTGGATACCTTGTTCCTTTGTTTATTGATGTGGAAGGAGTTTCAGCGGTAGTGCAGCACAATGCTGTCTTTGGTGTGTATCACGATTATTGGGTTCCGGGGATGAGTGCCGTAGTGCCTTTAGGTTTTGAGTTTGGTGATATTTCTGGAAAATCTTATATCAACAAACCCAAAACAGAAAAAGGCATCAAAAAACGGATTGGATTACGGTGGCAAGGTAATAGCACATTTGAACACGAACACCATAAAAAGTTTCCTTACGAGCTAATGTTTGAGGCAGTAAAAAATGTAGATGCTGAATTTGTTTCTTTACAACGAGATGAGGGGTTAGAAGCTAAACCAGATTGGGTTAAAAAAATTGTTTTGAATACATGGAAAGATACACAAAAAGCAACAGCAGGTTGTGACTTGGTTATATCAAGCTGCACAAGCGTGTCGCACCTGTCAGCAGCGATGGGTATAGATACTTGGGTGGTGACACCAATTATGCCTTATTTTTTATACGCTAAAGACGGAGACTCCACGCCTTATTACAACAGCATGACGCTTTTCAGACAGGAAAAATTTGAAAAATGGGAAGAACCGTTTAAACACATTGAAGAGAGGCTAATAGCCTAGAGGACAGCATAATGCCTAATTACCGACAAAAAGACACGGGAATTGTAAAAACTGAAGCAGGAGTAAAAACACTTCATAAAAATGTATCGTTTAGTAAAGTTGTTGATACTTTTGCTGATCTTGGGTGGGACGAAATTGTTACAGTCAATATGCCAACAGCTTCTTCTGACATGAAGATTGTTGTTGAAGGAACTCCCGCACAGGTTGGTGGCAAGTGGACTCAAGTTTGGGAAGAGCAAGACCGCTTCACTACGGATAGTGACGGTACTAAATCAGATAAAGAAGCCGCGTATCAGACGCAATTAGATAATCAAGCAGCGGCCAATGTCAGGTCTGAACGCAACCAAA